ATTCACCGTACGGCTTACTTAAATCCCATCTTTTCTGTGAGCTTTGAAAGCTTGACCTTATATAAGGAACTAAGCTACATGGCATATATGCTGTAGGTAAAACAGTGTAGACATTAAACACATCGAGTCTTTTTAAAATGTGCCAGTCAACTGGTAGATCAATAGGGTTAACTTGGATCTCAGAGTATAGTTTGGATGCAGCTTTCTTATTTATAACGTAGCACGCATTAGACCAGTCTTGGTACACCTTAGATACATGCTCTTTGTTAATGTGGTGCTCGTTTGGTTTGTAGAATACATGAGTTGAGGGGTCTACAAAGAAGTAGAATACTTCCCAGTCCTCAGGAAGTTCATCCATGTAGGTGTGCAGGGTCTGCATAAAGTCATCTTGGATAATAAGATCGTCTTCAAATAGAATAAGGCAATCTTGCGGGGCATTTACAAATGCTTTCCAAGCAAGAAAGTTGCTAGCCCATACGCCAATCTCCCCGTACTTCCAACCATCTCTTTTAGAGAACTTTCTAATAACTTGAGACTTAGAGTAGTGCCCAGGGTTGTACCCTACAAGATCTATATTGAAATCCGGGTTTGCCTCTAACCACTCCCAACATTCTTTCTTATTAGTAAGAAAGATAGTGGGAGTTCCTAAAGGCGTAGTGATCTTACCCATATAGTCATGTATCTTTTGAGCATGTTGTTCACGCTCAGGGTTTCCCTTTACACTGTTTACTGTGTAAGTAAAAGAATAGAAAGCCATTTTAAACCGGGCTTACTGGCCAGTTAATCTCCTGAGGAAAACCTGCTTGTTCAGGCAGGTCTAGTAGATCTTGACGGTACTTAGCAATAACGGTCTTTTGTTCCTCGCTGTAACTGTCCCATCGAAGTGGGTTAGTAAGGATTGTATCCAAGTGTCGCAATAAGGCACCTCGCTCATTACGTGCCATCTCAGCTAGATACTCATCTGTTGGAGGAGCAGGTGGTGAGTAGTCTTCAATCTCTCCGGCATCACCGTTCATAATCTGAGCGTAGACCCATTGACCTGTCTCCGCTATATCGTCTTTATCTGCAATGTACCCAACAGCCTCTGTAACCCCATCAAGGGTTAAATCTACTGTGCATTGAAAGCGCTGGTCTGATCCCTCAATCAAACGCTTCACATCTCTTACATTATTTAATGGATTGTTTTCCATATTATTCTCCTATGCTACTCGTACTACAAAAGCCTGGGATAGCCCAGACCCTCTTGAAACCCATGTGCCTGATAAAGTTGTTCCCCCTGAAGCCCCTGATGCAGCACAGGCTTGAAGAACACCCACAGCATTATCGTACACCGCAACAAACGGGTAGACTCCGCTACCACCGCTACTAGCGGCTGGTGAACTCATTAGCGACGGTCCAGTGTAATATCTTCCCCAACCATCTAATGGAATAGGGCTAGTTCTACTATTATACTGCTTTGTGTCTATAAGCAAATATGTGCCAACAGCGTAGTTAGTAGCATTGTGAGCAGTGTTACCATCCAGCACACGCCAGTTTGCTGACTGCTGTTTGGTCCCATCATTGTAGGTAATAAAATTACCATCTACTGTCATAGTCATGCGACTCTCCTAAACACCTGATAGAAGTACTGCTCGTCAATGTAGTCTGCGTCGCCTGTCCAGCCAGAGGCTCTCCACACACCAGGAATAGCTGTGTAGTTAGTATTAGTTGCAGGAAAGTTAACTACGCTAGAAACGGATGTAATAAACCCTGTAACAGAAGTATTAGCGTAAGGGCCTCCTCCTTGTACGTAGTTCCAATACCAAGTAGGCCAAGGAACCAGGTATCCGGCAGTTCCATTTACTGCCACAGCATCATTAACATAAGATTGCGGGGTCTTTGGGTTTACCTGAATAGACATAACAAAAGCCCCAACTGCATAACCAATTGAATAATTTCCACCGATTGCAGCAATGTACGGGCTTGAAGTATATGAGTTGCCGCTATTTGCAGTTAGAGTTGTACCTGTCAAAGTAAATGCCATTATGCTACACGCTCCAATAAAACAAAGTAACCAACGGTTTGGTTAATACCTGCGCCACAGGCCATTCCCCTAGCTCTCCATGAACCAGCTAAGTTACCAGGTCCTAAAGCAAAATAAGATTGTGAGCCGTGTCTGGAGTCTTCTGCTGAAAACGAAACGTTTACTGCAGGTGAAACGGATTGTACGGATGGGTATGTGTATCGTCCTGTGTAGTACATGGCATTAGTCATGTTCATGGCAAAAACATATGACCCGCCAGTTGTAAAACCAAGGATGTTGGCATTAAAAATAGTGTTAGCTAATATGAGGTGGCCAATGTTATAACTTTGAGATGTTCTAGAAGTGTTAGTGTCTGGAACTATTGATCCAGTAGCCCCACCCCAAGTAGAGCCATCAGTAAAGGTAACAGTTGTGCCAGAGATACTAGTCGCCATTGTTAGCCCCTAAGTTCTTTTACTTGCTCCTTGAGAGCAGCAATCTCTGCTGACTGTTCTTTAACTGCTTCAATAAGCAAAGCTACCATGTTCTGGTAAGCAACAGATAGAGTCCCTTCTGAATCTGCGTGGATTAACTCTGGAAGAACAGCCTGTACCTCCTGAGCAACAACACCCATCTCCAGACTTTCTGAGCCTATACGGTTGTAGTTGTAGCCTGTAAGTGCTTTGACCTTATCAAGGGCGTTTGAAATAGGTACTAAGTTTTCCTTAAGTTTAATATCAGAGTTAATAGTAAGTGTTCCAGGAATTGTCATATTTCCAGCACTGGTGATAGAGACTAAAATACCAGCAGACCAACCACCTATCTTAAACACATTGTCAGTGTCAATACCCATATTAAGAGCATAAGCACCTGGGCGGTGGAAAGACATAGATGCTGGTCCAACTCCTCCAATACTTCTAACCGAGAAGTTTCCAGTGTCGTTGGCGTTCAGGATAGTTACGTTGTCAGGTTGAGCTTTACCTATAAGTACACCGTTCATAGTTCCTCCACCTATGGGTAGAGCGTATGAGCTGTAGTTAGAGGTAGTAAGACCGTTAGTTACAGAAGAGGCGGTAGTAGCAGTAGCTGCGTTACCATCAATGCTTACACCAGTAAGCGTTTGAGAAGCAGAGGCACGGTTGTTTGCAATAGAGGTAGTTCCAACAAAGAAGGTATTTCCATTTAGAGTAACTGTGCCTGTTGCTGCTGGAAGAGTAATAGTGTTAGTGCCAGCAGCTGCCGCAGGCTGTAAAGTAAGAGTTCCTGATGTAGAGCCAGGCATTGCAACGCTTGAGATACCTGTTAAGGCTTGATTAGCAGAGGTTCGGTTAAGAGTTACTGCCGTAGTGCCTACATAGTGAGTATCTCCTTGGAGAGCGGCAGTACCTGTAGTTGCTGGAAGAGTAAATGTGGTTGTACCCGCTGCTGCAGATGCCTGAACAGTTGTTGTACCAGAGGTTGATCCTGGTAACGCTACGCTTGAGATTCCGGTAAGGCCCAGGTTTGCAGTTGTGCGGTTTAGAGCTACAGCTGTAGTGCCGATGTAGACAGTAGAGTTGCCTAAGATAGTAGATGAAAGAGTTCCACCAGTTAGGTTGGAAGCGGTAAGGGTTGCCCAAGAAGAAGTAGTTCCATCTGTTGTTAAGAACTTACCAGTGTTGCCCGTCTGTGTTGGCAAGGCGTTTAGTGTAACCCAAGACGCAGACGTTCCATCAGTGGTTAAGTACTTGCCTGAGTTAGATGTTTGACTTGGAAGGCTTACAGGAGCTGCTGCCCACTTAAGGCCTGTTGCTTGAGCACTGTCTGCGGTAAGCAAATAACCGTCAGTACCAACAGTGACGTTAGTAAAGGAGGTTGTAGAGTTACCTACAAAGATTCCGCCCTTAGTAGTTGCGCTAAGACCGGTTCCACCATTAGCTACGGTTAAGTCGTTAGTAAGAGTTAGGCCGGTAGCAGAGATCGCACCGGTAAACGTAGCGCCTGTTAAAGGGGCGTAGAGCGTTGCAACTTGGGCAGCTGTAACTTTCCCATTAAGTTGGGTCTGAACGTCGCTTGTAAGGCCTGCTAGGTACTGTATTTGGGTAGCTGTAACTGCACCAATAGATGCGGAGGCAAAGGTAGACGCGCCTAATACCGTAAGAGTAGTATTAAGTACGGTGCTACCCTGTACGTTAAGCGAACTAACAACAAGGGGCTCACCGTATATATGGTTTAGCTTATTTAAAGCCACCGTGAGGCCTCCTTATGCTTGGGCTTCAGTCCAGGATAGACGTCCGTTAAGGCTTGCTGAAGTAACAGCGGCACTACTTAGGTTACGTACAGTAATGGTTACGATATCTGGGCCGTCAGGAAATACGTTTGCTCCAGTTGTAGAGGCTACGTTTGTAGTTCCTCCGCCAAGAATAGCAGTTCCAAGTTCACGTACGCGAGATAAGTCTTGACCAATTACAGATGCTTCACCAGTAACTGTGCTAACAAAGTAGGAGAAGATTGACTCTCCACCAAGGATTGTGGTGTTAGCTGCGTGGTAGCAAACCTGTGAAAGACTTGAGCCTCCAACGTTTACCCAGTTATTGTTAGTAGCGGTGTTTACCTTGCCGTTCAAGATAACCTCAATAAGGAAGATTCCTGGGTTATTAGCAGCGGTTGCTGTTGACTGTGCAAGTACGTCCATCTGCTTTAGCGTTAGCTGCATACGGTTGATGAGTTCGCGTTGACCAAGTGTGCCAACAACACCGTTGTCTACAGATGGAGCAAGACGAAGGCTTAGAAGACCGTAGCGATTAACTGAGCTTCCACGAGGAACGACCAGTGGGGTTGCCATTCCTGTCTGGAAGATAAACGACTTATCTTCGTCAAATCGTCCGTCCATAATTACAGAAGAACCCCAGTGGCTAGTTCCTGTTGCAACATGTCGTGAGTAAAGGCGAACTGTAATTGGAGCAGTTGCTGAATAGGTAAAGTTTGTTGCAGCAGCTCCACCACCTGTTGCTCCTGTATTTGGATTAACAACTACGTTAGTTAGACCACGAGTTAGTCCAGTAAAGCTTGTGGCAGTCTTTCCTGTGTAAGACATATATTCAATTGCTTGGTTTGAAACACCTGCTTGAGCTAGGAATAATGTTCCTGAAGATGGAAACGCTGCGGTGCTAGCAACTGACATAGACGCGCCACCTGAAGCTAGGCTTGATGTCAAAATAGTACGAGGTGTCTGGTTAGCTGCCTCATAACGCGCAGGCAAGTTACCTGAGCGAACATACGCAGAAGTCTTAACGTTAGCATGTGTCATACGGTGAACATAGATGACTTCGCCACGCTCGTTCTTGATGCCGAAGCGAATAGCTCCAGCGCCGTACCAAGCGTAGTCAATGTAGAACATCTGCATCTTAGAAAGGTCTAGATTTACTCCTGATGGGCCTGTTCCGTCTACTTTGTCCATATTAAACTGGGATTGTGGTACTCGTAATTCTGTTACCTTGCTTACTACGCCTCCACCTGCAATTGAAGCTCCACGGTACTCAGGGAATACATACATCTGTGTGTCACTAACGATAGACTCAACATTGTAAGTAGTACCGCGAATAACGATGTCATCACCAGGAAGAACTTGAGTAGAAAATGAGGTATTTGTTCCAGTGATAGTTTGTGAACCTTGAGTTGTAGATACTTCTCCAGAAAGCTGTTCTGTAGCATCACGACGGACAACATTAAAGTTCTGACCATCATACTCAAAGAAGAATCCATTTTGGTCATCAAACATGCCAATACGAACCTGTGCACCATACCAATTTGTAGGAGCCACGTTAATAGGCCAACCTGGAGCAGGAGAAGCTGCAGGAACTGAGCTTGCAACATACGTAAATGAAAGTGGTGTTGGAACAGATGCAACTGTCCATGTACCATTGTATGCAGTATCTGTTGAGCCTGATACAAGAATGGTTGCCCCAACACCAAGGAAGTGCTCATAGTGGGTGTTAACAGTCACAACGTTAGAAGATGAGGTAATTCTATCTACAGAAAATACTGGCTTCATCATTGAGCCAGTAGAGAATTGAATACCCTTACCTGACTGATAACGGAAGTACTTACGAGTTTGACGCACAATACGTGAGCCAGGCGCTGAAACTCCAGTACTAAACTTTACACCGCCATCATAAGCGCGGTGAATAGACTGAGACCCAGAACGGGGTGTAAGTGAGCCAGCTACAGCTGTGATTGCTCCTGAAGGAGCGTCAACTACAGAAAAAGTAAAGGTGTTTGTTGTAGGAGTAGTTGCAACTTCCCAAGCACCGTTAGGTGGATTAGATGTTGCTGCTGTAGTACCCTTAACATAGATTAAGTCACCAGCAACAAGGCCGTGAGCATTGGTTGTAGTACAGGTTACTGTTGTACCAGAAGCTGTAAATGCTGCGCCTGATGAAGTAGATACAGGGATTGGTGAAGCTGTATAGTCAAACGCCTTATAAATAAATGTCTTAGTAGCATCTAGGATGGAACCGTTTGTAAGGATTGTGTGGCGAGCATAGTATGTAAACGTGTCATTAGAAACTGTTGTTGTAGAAACAGCCTTAACCATGAACCAGCCATTAGCGTATGGGTCATTTGTGTCTTGAATAAAGAATTTATCTCCTGCTACAAGCCCATGAGCTGAAGAGGTAACCACGGTAACAAGACGAGAAGAACCTGTTCCTGTGACAGCCGTAATAGTACGGGCACCGCCTGAAGGCTGAGCGACAGGGTCCTGAATATCATAGTACTGGCAAGGCTTGTTGTTTACAAGAGAAAGAACTTCCCACTTAGTAGGCTGTGTTCCATACTCAAAGTCTGTATCAATCAAAGACTGTGGCTGTGATGTGCGAAGCTTTTGTACAGCGTCAAATAGCTGTTCTTCTGGAATAAAGCGCTCTGCGTACTCATCTACTGTGAACTGAAGCTTATCGTTAGCGCTCATTGCTGCTGTGTTGTAATTTAAAACTACAGTTGTAAGCTCTGAGTTATCTGCGTTGATAGTAGCTGTATATGAAGTTGCTTTTAAGCTAGGGTCAGAAAAGTTATAGATGACCTGATTAGTGG